ATATTAAGAAATGTTAATACTGACGATGAAGCTAAACAAGAATTAACGAAAGAATTAATGTTATTTGATAGAGGTGTAATGTTTATTGCTGAGCATATATTTGGGAAGCCTAAAGAAAAAATAGATCTTACTTCTGGTGATGAACCGATAAAAAACTTTAACCTTAGCAATCTAACTGATGATGAACTTGCTGTTATATTAAAACTACATGAGCAGGGACAGCCAACTGATACCAACGATTAACGAAGTAAAAGCAGAACTTTGTAAAAGGTCTTTTTATTACTTTTTAAAGGAGTTTTGGGATGTTATCATTCCGGAAGAACCTGTTTTTAATTGGCATTTAGAATATTTGTGCAATGAACTTCAAGAAGTTGTATTGAAAATTAAAGACAGAAAACCAAAGGATTATGACTTAATTATTAACATACCTCCCGGAACTTCTAAATCAACAATTGCAACCGTAATGCTACCCGCATGGTCTTGGGTTATTGATCCAAGGATCAGAGCTTTAACCGCTTCTTATTCTGCTTCTTTGTCTACAGATCACAGTATGAAGTCAAGGGATATCATAAAATCTGATAAATTCAAATCTTATTTTCCTGACATTGCAATTAAACACGACCAAGACAATAAAACTCATTACAAAAATACAAAAGGCGGGGAACGTTATGCTACATCCGTAACAGGAACAGTTACAGGGTTTCACGCTCATTTAATAATTGTCGATGATCCATTAAATCCTAAAGAAGCGGCTAGTGAAGCAGACCGTTTAACAGCTAATAATTTTATGGACGTGACTTTGTCTACTCGTAAAGTAAATAAATCAGTTACGCCTACTATTTTAGTAATGCAAAGGCTTCATGAAAAAGATTGTACGGGGAATTGGCTAGGGAAAGAGGGTAAAAAAATAAAACATATCTGTTTGCCCGGAGAAATATCTAAAGATGTAAAGCCAGAGGAATTAAAAGAGAAGTATGTAAATGGGTTGCTAGATGTTACTAGGCTTACAGATGTAGATTTAGCTGAATTAAAAATAAATTTAGGTAGTTATGGGTATGCTGGTCAGATAATGCAAATACCTACCCCTGAAGGTGGTGGAATATGGCAGAAATGGATAATCCCAATAGACGATAATCAAATACCAAAAGAGTTACAAGAACATGGCACGGATTGGGATTTAGCTTATACTGAAAAAGAAACTAACTCAGCAAGCGCCTATATCACAGCGGGTAAGTACGAAAGTAAAATGTACATTACTGATTTAGGCTTTGATTGGCTAGAGTTTCCTAAACTAATGCCTTACATGAAGTCTAAAACACAACCGCATTACATTGAAGGTAAAGCTTCCGGTAAGTCGGCTAAGCAAGTATTAACAAATCAAGGAATACCTGCAATTGAGGTACAAGTAAGTGGAGGAGATAAGATTGCACGTGCGCAAATGGCTACCCCTTATGCTGAATCAGGTATGGTTTATTGCAAAAAATCCATTTGGGATAAACTTCATTCTGACAGTAAACAGGGTATTTTAATGTTCCCAAACGGAGAACATGACGATTTACAAGATGCTTTGGTTCAATCTATAAATAGGTTACTAGGTAAAAAGTCTTGGTTTATTCTTTAGTATAAAATAATTTTGTATTTTTACCATTAATTTACTATAACTGAAAATGAGTATATTCGATAGATTTTTTAAAAAGGCAGCTAATTATAACGTAAGGTGGACTATTTCAAAGAATGGTGAATGGATTTATCCAGATAGTAAATCAGATACTTATATTGATAAAGGATATAAAGAACTTCCTAATGTTTACGGGTTAATTGAAGCTATTTTATCCAAAAGTACTATTGTGCCGTTTGAAGTATTTAAAGTGAAAAGCCGTTCCAAAGAATTGAAGTATAAAGCAATGATGGAAAGCGGCAACTACATCAAAGCATTACAATATAAAGCCGAAGCATACGAAAAATTAGAGGGTAGTGTTGTAGAGGAAATGTTATTAAAACCTAATAACTACCAATCAGGTACAGATTTAAACTATGATTTAGACGGCTACAAGTTATTAACTGGTAATTCTTATGCTTATCATATTGGAGCTGGAAGTTTGCATGAATTACACAGTATTCCCGCTCCTTGCGTTGATATAAAAGTAAGTGGAAACCCTTTTACTCCTGAATTTTCATATAAGGTAAATTACTTAGAAAATCCATTAAAAGGAGAAGATGTATTGCATTTTAAAAAATGGAATCCAATTACGTCAGGACAATCTCCAACTAAACAGTTTAAAGGATTATCACCGCTTCAATCCTGTAGACTTCTGTTAGGTCGTTATAAGAATGCAGATTTAACTCAGGGTTTTCAGTTTGAAAATATGGGACCAGGGGGGATGATTACGGGAGCAACTGCCAACGCTGGTGATTTTACAACCGAACAGGCTCAGGCTGTACAGGATAAATTTAAACAACAGCATCAGGGTGTTCATAAAGCAGGAGATATATTAGTTACTCCATCAGCTCTTAAATGGACGGCTTTTGGTTTATCAGCAGTTGATTTAAACATAATTGCTTCCAAAAAAGAAATGATAGACGAATTATGCAATGTTTATCAGTATCCGTCTGATTTAATGGGCGGGGAAAAGAAATATAACAATTTCGAACAAGCTAGAAAAGCAGCTATAACAGATGCTGTTATACCTGTTGTTGAGGCTAGAAAAGCGGTGTTTAATAAGTTTATTAAGAATGTTTTAAAGGAAGATTTGGTAATAGAGTACGATTATACTATTTTTCCTGAGTTGCAGGATGATATTGAAAAACAAAGCCGTGTTGCAATGACTTCTTATATCCTTACAATGGATGAACGTAGAGCGATTATGGGGTATGATATGCTAAAAGATTCAGAGCGTAAAAATGTAATTATCCCAAGTGGATTGAGTACTTTGGAAGATTTATATAGTACTGATGAAGTTGATATTAACGAAGATTTATTAGATGCCAACTCTTAGACAACAACACCGTGATTTTTTGAAGCGTCAGAAAGTCTATGAAAATAAGTACCGTAAGCAGTACTATAGCTATTTACAATCAGTAAATAACGCTGCAGCACGTGCTTATATCGAGGGCGGTAGTTACGATATTCAACACAACAAACTCACAGCGATATACGAACGATTGTATAAAGATGTAACTATAAATGAAGCTACTATTCAGTGGAATCAATTCGATGATACCGATACAGTAAAAACAAAAGACTTAATAGATGTGTTTGCTGGGCTGTTCGCTCCAAATACTAATGATGTTCCGATTAATCTTTGGCGTTCTTTGCTGAGTGATTTTTTGACTGTTAGAATAGCTGGACGCATCGCAAGTGTAGAGCAAACAACACGTGAAAGAGTAGCGGTACTAATTGAGCGTGGAGTTTCGGAAGGATTAGGAGCTAGAGAAGTTGCCCGATTAATTAGGGATGATAAAGACTTTAATAAAAACCGTGCTTTAACAATTGCAAGGACTGAAACGGTAACTAGTGCTAATCAGGGTAAATATATGGCGGCTTTGTCAAGTCCGTATGTAAAGCTAAAGAAATGGAGCGCTGTAAGAGATGATAGAACTCGTTTAAGTCATTTAGACATGCTTAATAGACCATTTGTGGAAATGGATCAAAAATTTTATGTAGCAAATGCAAATGGTTTTTTAGAAGAAGCTAATTACCCATGCGATACTACATTGAGTGCTAGCAATGTAGTTGCTTGTAGATGCATAGTTGTTTTTCAAAATAAAAAAGATGAAAACGGCAGGCTAATAAGAAAGACGTCATTTAATTAACTATATTTACAAAGCCGATAGTTTGGATTAATTACCCAAATAAAAGTGTGAACTGAGAGCATTTCGGCTTTTTAATTTCTCAGTATAACTTAATCTCAGTAAAAATGGAAAATGAATTTTGGATTCCAATTACAGAATTTGAAACGCTTTATGAAGTGTCTAATTTAGGACGTGTAAAGAGTTTAGATAGGACAATTACTATTGCATTAAAGAATAGTTGTTATACAAGAGTTTCTAAAGGAAAGATATTAAAACAAACCCCAGATAAAGATGGATACTTAATGGTTGGATTGCATTTAAAAGGGCATACAACGACTAAAAAAGTTCATAGATTAGTTTGTTCTGCTTTCCATTTAAATCCTGATGAAAAGCCCCAAGTAAATCATAAGGACGGCATTAAATCTAATAACTTTGATGATAATTTAGAATGGGCTACTGATATTGAAAATAAAAAACACGCAAATGAAAATGGATTATCAAGATATTTAACAGGCAAAGAGCATCGTTTAACCGGAACTGATGGGAATAACAATAAATGGGTAATAAATACAATTACAGGAGAAAAATTTAGTTCTATTAGAAAAGCAGCTATATCTATAAATATGGGTTATTCGAATTTAGAAAAACAATTAAGTGGAAAATATAAAAATAAAACATCATTAAAATATTTATTATCATGAAGTCAGACATAATTAACCGTATAATTACGGAAACAGAAGCAAAGAGTTATCTTGAACTAGGTTATCAGAACGGAGAAAACTTTAATCTAATTGAATGCGAAAATAAAATTTCAGTAGATATAAACGGAAAAGCTGATTTTAATGATGGCGATTTAGTTTTCTTTGAACAAAACGAAAAAATATTTGACTGTATATTTATTGACTCTTTGCACGAGGCTGTACATGTAAGAAAAGTTATAATTGAATCTTTAAAGTGCTTAACACAAAATGGCTGTATTGTTTTACATGACGTTTGTCCACCAGACGAAAAAAGCCAATTAGTGCCAAGAGAGCAAAAAGTGTTTTGTGGAGACGTGTGGAGAGCTGTAGTTGGATTTATTGAAAGCTATCCTGATGTAAATGTAGTTACTTATCGTGCTGATTATGGATTGACGGTTCTTTATCCAGAAGGTAAAAAAGTACGTAAGCATTTTGAAAACACGGAAATGACTTATGAGGAGTTTAAAGAAAATGAAGTTGAATTATTGAATATAATTGATT